TCAACTATTCCCTGGTACATCCGGCCATGTTTCTGGCGCAGCTTCTGGATCAATAGCTGTCAATGCATCGATATAATCCATCCACTCATTCAGTTGTGCCGTTTCACTGTCAGTGAGCTTGCGACCCATAAGCAATTTAGTCTGCCAGACAGTTATTTTTGACGTTGCCTCATTCAGCAACCACTGCTTTTTCTGCTTAGCGGCAATTACAGCCTCTTCATGCGTCGGCGGTGGCGCATCAATCCATGCAGGTAGCCCGTCAACTGAACCAAGAATTTTCCCGTCAGGAGCAACCAGGAACTGGTCTCGTACGTCGTCAGGGATATCCACGGCATCTGTGGGCCATGTTTCAGCAGCGTCAAAAAGGTCTTTGAGCGTGTACGAATAAAACGCCGATGCGGCAGGGCTGAACGCCCAGTTTTTTGTAGTTTCCATTATTATTTCCCCAGCGCCCATATTGCCCCTGCCTGCGTCGACGCAGAGGTGGATTGGTTATAAATCCGACACGATGTCGCGCCGATTGAAAAGGTGTTTATCCCCGGCACGCCAGCAGCGGTCGCACCGCCAGTGGCCATCAATGAGAGCAGAGCATTCGGGAATCCCGTTGGAAATGTGATCGTGGCATTACCACCAGCCGCAAGCGCTGGCGCTGCCATCCATTGCAAAATCAGTGTTTCGACCGTACTCCCGTTATACATGGGGATACGGATAATCCCGCTGGCCAGTGCACCAGTTGGCGTACCTAAACCGGCAACTTCTCCCAAACCAAGGTATGTGAGAACGTCAGCAACAGCACCCTTCCCGATAATATCTCTGCCGACAGACGTAAGGTTAGTCTGAGCCAACACATCCACATCAGTGAAATAAGGAAGTTTGTTCACGCCCCCAGCCAGACTTGCTAACGCTGACAACGTGCTATCTTTTGCCTGAAAGATGACTTTTAGTGCGTTCAGCAGCTGTAATACCGATGAATCAGGACTAACCTCAGCGAGTGTTAAAATTGAAATTAATTCAGCCTGCACGTCCCGGATTGCACCCTGTACATTATTCAGGTGTTCCGCTGTAACGAGGGTTCCCTCTACGCCTGTAAACGGATTACCATCGTGAAATTTGTTGTCTGATGTATCAATGGGGGGCATTAACGCCTGCATTATGCATTCTCCTGATATGCGAAATAACAAAATGTGTACGCGGGTTTCAGGTCACGAAAAACGTCTTCAATAACAGGATCACCGAAAGACATTAGCCGCTCGCCGGCGGCCGAACTGCCTGCACGAAAGCGGTATATCTGAGTACCAGAATTTTGAATGTTCACCCGCCACACCCAGATAATGTCCCTGACCCAGAGGCGATCGCCTGCACGATTGACACCTGCACGGAAAGGCTGAGGCTCGTCGATGGTGATGGTGTAGCCAAGCCGGCTCGCCATCTGGGCGAAATAAGGAATACTCAGCCCCCCCGTCTCGGAGAGTTTTGCCAGTACCCGTTGCAGGCGCTGCTGATACGGTGCACCCTCCGCCGGAGTTACGCCCAGCACCCGTTCCCAGTCGGCAAGAAGCGATGAGGAATAAAATGGACTCACTGCATTAAGCGCATTCTGTGCTGTTGAATACGTTGCATCGAACGCTGCGCCTTCCGCTGTCAGTTCGGCAGACAGGCGCGGTTGTTCACTGTCATAAGCGACAGGCGGTAATAGCAGCGACAGAAGCGCTTTCGTATTCATAGCAGTGCCACCGTGATTGTGCCGGTCCGTATCCATTCAACAACGGTTTCATTGACGGCGGGGATGACATTCGTGACCGGGGTGACAATATCGCGATCAACAACCCCGGTAACCGCTGAGACCAGCATTTCGGCCTGTGAGCGAATGAAGGTGTCGCCAGGGTTTAACTTGTTAATATATTCGGCCACTGCCGATTTGATTTCTGCCGTGGCGACGTCCAGCGTCACACCATCCAGTGAGACCCGGATATTTATATCGACGGTTTTCAGTGTGGGTGCGAGCACCAGGCAGTTTTTTGCCGTGACGGGACGGACGTCGTCGATATAGGCCTGTACAGCGGCAATGATTGTAGCTGACGGCAGGCCGTCAGCAGAGGTGACAACAACATCCACCGTCCCCAGCCCCCTACGAAGGGGATACACATATGCCGCCGTGACGCCATCAACGGACATGGCCCAGCGGCGAAAATCATATTTATTCCCGCCTGCCGGTGGACGACGAATGATATCGAGTAAACGTGCCAGCAGCTCCGCATCGGTTTCCTGGTCAGTGCCACCGGACATCACACCAATGATGACCGTACTGTCGAAACCGACAGGTGCGGAGGTGAATGTTCCTGATGCGGCAGCTGTCGTATTGCCTGCTGTCCCGGCAGTGGAAAAACTGGCGGTGACAGTACCGTTACCCGCTGAATCCAGCGTGACGGCTGCGGTGGTGGTATACGACAGGTCGCCACGTGTGGCGGTATATCCGGCCTCCGCTGTCGCTCCCGGTTCGCCGGTGACAATCAGCATTCCGCTTGCTGTGGTGGCGGACTTACGAGAAAGACTGCGGGTGCGGGCATGCCATTCCAGAAACTCTGTATCGGCGGTATCCGGGAATATCTGGCGAATAATCCAGCCCTGATACTGATAAATGCCGGTGGCCACACTGGCCACTGAGCTGGCCCGGACAAAATAGTCACTGTCCACACCCGTATCAGCATCGGGATTGAGGTTCAGAATATCCCGCAGAATAGCGCTGCGGATTTCCTCAAATGTCGGGGTAATAAACGGCATTAAATAACCCTCACAGGATGTCTGAATGTGACCTTTGTGCCACTGGCCTGAATAACGGTGACTAGCAACAAAAGCCAGCCTGGCTCACCCTGGAATGTCTCAACTGAAATATTTTTAGCGCGACCGTCAGTGTCAGCCGTCAGCGGGGTCAGCGCCTCTTCGGCGTACTGGCGGGCGAGTTTATGTACGCGGGTTACATCTTTCTCTCTCCTCAGCAGGTGAAGCTTTGAACCAACATCGGGCTGAGCCCACCAGGAGCCGAGCGGAATCATCAGGCGCAGATAAACCGCATTTGCCAGAGAAGATGTGCTCGTGCCGGCGTAGTCACCGGTTGTCGGGTCTAATAAATTGTCCACGCTGGCATAGTGTCAGCGTGGATGAGAGAGAGTCAGGTGAAGGGGTTCAGTGGGTACGGGTTACATCTGCTGGTTGGGCTTATCGGTTATGCCGGCATCACCACCGTGGTCATGATCGTGGTCATCAAACGTCTGACGTATGACATTCATGGTCGATTTGTTATCTTCAATCTCACCATCGGCCTTAAAGTTTGCGCTGGTACCCAGGTTAGGAGTGGTGAATGCTGCATTATCACTTGCATCCACGGCGAACTGTTCTGTTTCAACGATATACTTTTTCGTTTTGATGTGGTACTCGTCGCAGTCTGCCTCTATGATGCGACCTTTCTTGATATGAACGTAAGCACCTTCAGATGAGTAAATGGCTACCTCGCCACTGGCCAGATTCTGGATACGGTATGCGCCGTTCTCCGTGGCAATGATTATGCTGTGTGATGACTGGCCACCCATCGGGAGCACGATACACTGCGTACCAGCAGGCGGGCAACTGGTGAAACCGAAATGCTGGAAAAATTCGGCGTCCTGCAACTGCTCGCCTGCAAGTCCTTTTACCTGAACCTGCTGGATAGTTAAATTGCTTTTAACACGGGTTAAACGCCCCCTGAAAGCAAGTCTTAAACCGCGCAGTGCAGCGCGGATTCGCTGATCAACCTGGCCCCACATCGACAATCCCCAGTTCCTGTTTTTGACGTTTTTTACGGCCTTTTTTCTTCTTAGGCCAGGCATCCGGTATCCAGACACCATCTTCTTTCAGTCTTAGCGTGGTCACGTTTCCCCCCGGACGTCCGCCCGTAAACTCACGTCCCATCAGAAAGTACACAGCATCGATACCATGTGGCTCACTGATAACATGAATACGCTGCCCGGGCTGCCAGAGCAAGCCATCGCTGGTACGGTGCCCCTGAACACGGGCTATAAGGCTGTAGCCTTCCAGCTTCGCATCAGCCATGACCTTTCGCGCCCGGTACCGGACCTGTTCCTGACCATCAGCATCGTGCATCACCAGCACCAGAGGGCGGTAATACCCCACAGAAGGATCCTCCACCGTATAGCGCAGACCATGCTGCCCGGTTTCGGCAAGACCGGTATTCATTTCTTCATCGGTTACGGTGCCTGTATCACCATCAACATCAACAATGGTCAGGTCTTTTTTAGTCGAATGCGCATGTCCCTGCGCCAGTACCGTCAGTTGTGAATAACAGCGCTCAATGCTGCTCTCATCGGTGAGGGATAGAACATTATTGCCTTCGCCGCTGCGGCGCAAAATCAGTGTGGCGACTGGCGAGGCGGTGTAGTCAGGTCCACCGATAACAAGCGTGCCATCCGGATTAAACCAGGGCCATAGCCCCCGGCCGGCACAGGCCCGGAGCAGGGTTTCCCATGCCTTTTCTCCAGGCTCTGCCGTAATTTTGTCGTTGCGGATGGAGCTTTCGGCATGCAGCTCGATATTTTTGATACCCAGCGGTCGCACGACCTGCGCGATGACCTCTTCCAGGCTGACCTGACGACTGGTAAACACCGGCGAGGAGCAGTCGACCAGAACCGCCGCACCATCGCGGCCGGTAATGGTCAGCGACACCTGGTCGCGACTGACCGCGCGGGAGACGCGATCGATACGACCACTCATGACTACATCCGGGCCGACACGAACCTGCACCGTGGCCCCCCGGACGACTTCGGCCGGGAAGATGCCGGAGGGCAGACCCAGACGCATTGACCATGCATCTGCCGGTATCAGAAAATCACTGTCGATGCCGTACCCAGACCAGTCTGAAAACACCTTGCCTCCCACCACGACAGAGACCTTATCCAGGTCTTTATCCTGCGCAGCCTGCTTATTCTGCGTAGCCATTCAGCACGTCTCCCTGAATGATGTTATTGGGGTCACGTAATGCCGGGTTAAGGAGTTTCAGCTCCGTGGCGCGGGTGTAATCGCCATACCACAGGTGAGCCAGCAGATGCAGGTTAGTGGCACTGGCCACCGTTCGCTGGATAAGCGGCGGACGCGCACTTATTAACGCCTGCGCCATGACCTGCAGCGACAATGCCATATTACGCAGGCCATCAATCACCGGCAGATACTGCAGGGCAACCGCCGTCTCAGCGCTGCTGATGGTCTCCATTTCAGACGCCCACGTGTCCCGGATGGCATCGATCGCATTCTGTACCGACTTTCGGGCATCGCCCGTGATGAGGTCAATATCATCCGGGCTCAGCACAGCCGACACGGTCTCATCACTGAGCAGGTCGGCCGCCTGCTGAGCCAGCTCAATGGCCACGGTCAGACGCACCGTCACCGTCAGTTCCCGGACATCGTCGGTGGTGATGTTCGCCGGCATGTCAACGGACCCGATTTTCTCGCCGGTGACCAGGCTCGCCGGCAGTGTGGCAACGCTGTCTGCCTGCGTTTTAATGGCGTTCCAGTCGGCCATCACAACGGCCGGCGTTGAGGCATACACCACAGAATCACCGCTGATGGAGGAGGACGCGGCAGAGCTCTGCAGGCCGAGTGCTGACTGTAAATCCGTCATAAACGCGGCGGGGAAGTTCACAAAATCCGTGGTGCTGCTGATAAAACCGGTGATATCGCTGCGCAGAACCGCAACCATATTCAGCGCCGTCACGCCCAGCGCTTTGGCGCGTGCCATGTAACGACGCACGGTACGCAATGGCTTCATGGCGTTCTCCAGCAACGCAGACGCGTTATCCAGAATCCCCTGCGCCTGGTTGAATATGGCATCGGCCGCGCTCAGTGGCCAGTCGCGGGCGTAAAACTTCACATCGAGCCCGGACTGCAGGAACTGAATGTCTATGGTGCAGTAGTCGGGGTTGTCCGCTTCATGATTCACCTGGTACACATAGCACTGCATATCCGGCATCGAGCCGAATACCGGATGAATCAGCTCCCCCTGGCCGCGCACATCCAGTGCGGCAATAAAGGTCTGCAGGCGGGTTTCGTAATCATCCCCGAAGAAGACCGCCTGGCACTGGAGACTACGCGGCTTCTCGCCCAGGTCATCAATGTTCGCGCCGTTTTTATACGGGTACTCATGCTGGGCAATGTCCCGTTGTACGCTGTCACGGGCACTGATGATGTCGAATCTGACGCCCCGAAAAGAAGCGTCCTGAAGGTCTGTTTCCCATGCCATCAGTTTGGTCCTCCCAAAGGCCCGCGAGTCGCTGACTGCCCGTTGATTTCATTGACTGTTTCAGCCAGCGTGCGGCCATCCACTTCCAGCTTAATGGTTGCATTAATCGGGGGAATGACGGGCGGTGCAGCGGGTGTATTCTGCATATAGGGCGGAATGGCATAACCATTCGCTGACGGCGGAATATTGATACCCGTCGGTGAAGCCCACCACGCATCACGTTCAGCAGGCACGCTTCCTGCCACTTCATCCTTATCCAGCTGAGCCAGCCAGGACTCATTCTCGGAAGCGTACCCCTGACCGAACTGATACCAGGGCTGGTAGAGCTTACGGGCGCGATCGATACGGTCCTGGCTGTAACGGGCGCGCAATGCTGCCCACTTCGCCGGGCCATTGGTTATCTCTTCGTCTTCATCGCGTGTTGTGAAGGTGGCGATCGCAGTGGCAGACATACCGGCACCGAACAGTTTTGACAGCCCGCCCCACATACCACCGCTGACGGGTGGGGTAGCGCCCGGGGGAACTGGAGTCTGAGAGGGAACGACGGGATTATTGCCCGAAAGGAACTTCATCCCGGCAAAGACCCAGGCTGCAGCTGTCATCGCTTTAATGGCCAGTTCGGCGCTGGCCATCGCTTTGGTCAGGCCCGGATAGGCTCCTGCATATTCCGTTAATTCGCCGGATACTTTTGCGAGAATATCGGACAAAGGCTGCACTGCATCCATCTGGGCAAAGTCACGGGTGTTGTTTAACTGGTTTACCTTGTAAAGGTTAGTGCCTGAAATAAGCTCAAAGTTTTTTTCACCGGCAGTTTGCTCTACAGGTAATTTTCGCTGGAGATTTGAACTGTCCCGGACTTCATTTGCATATTGTCGGTTGCCTCTATAAGCAACCAACGCCATTAATGCCTGCTGGTCGGCAATTATTTTACCTACAGATGAACCCTCAAGTAATTTCACCTGCGAAGCCATAATTTTCTTGCGCTCCGAATCGTCAGAAGTAGCATTTAATTGCTTTTCAAGCTTTCTGTATTCAGGGTTACTTGCAACAATTTTGTCAGTGATAGCACTGAATGCATCAACTGCATTCATGCCTTTCCCTTGAGCAGCAACAAGGGAATTTGGTAAATCAATACCTTTACCATTTATTTTAATTCTTGCCGCTGCATTAGCTGCATCCTGACTGGTTATTTTTGCGAGCAGATTTACAACATTATTACCAGCTTGACTGCTAGTTCCTGCAGTTATCGCCGCCGCCTGATTCAGACCTAATAAAGTTGAAAAGTCATCAAGTCCTTTCATACCTGCATTACTGGCATTTGCTAACTGTTCCGGGAGAGATTTAGCCATATCGGCTAGTTCAAACGAACCTGCCTGTCCCGCATTTATAGCCATATTTAATGCTTTTGGAATATCGCTATCCTTCACACCAAAGGTTTGTTTTAGCCGGATTGCTATCATTGCAAGGTCTTTGGTGTCTGCACCTGTTGCCGTAGAGTATTTTTGAAGTGTTGGCAGCAACTTTTCTGCAGATTCATAAGTAACAGCACCTGACGCAAGTAACGAATCAAGCGTTTCGGCTGCTGTTTCCTTAGAACCGCCACCAATAGAAACAGAGCGACGGATGAGCTGGTCCATTGAGTGCATGCCAGTCCGACGTCCTGAAGTGTCCCTATCCGCGAAGGCAGTATTTGCCATCATCGCTAGGCGTTGTTCGTAATTCATCTGATTGCTGACAGACGGTGCAACAATGGCTCCTGCAGTGACAATACCGCCGGCAATTGCCGAGACGTTGCTTCCCCAGTTACGCATCCGATCCATCCGGCTCATCGACTGGCCCGCACCATTAAGCTCTGTTCGCAGTTGCGCCACCTGCTGGGTCATTGCCCTGAAAGCACGGGTCTGCTCGTTAACCGTCAGAGAGCCGGTACGTAAAAGACGGTTATACGCCGCCTGAGTCTGGGCAATCTCACGCTGGATCTCACGTTCTGAGCGAATACCAAGCGTCGAACGGGCGCTGGCTGAGCGCTGGTATTCCTGCTGGAGCGATCGCGCTGCGCGAATACCACTTTGAGCTGACTGTTCACGTGAGCGTGCTGCCTCATCCTCAGCTTTCTTGTTTGCCGTGGTTTGCTGCTGGATACCGGTGAGTGCCTGGCGCAATGCCTTAGAGCCGTTGTCTTTGGCAATAAGGCTCAGTGCAAGCTTAAGGTCGCGCATTTACCGTTTCCCCTTTCTGTTTTTACTGCGGCGGGATTTGATGCGGGGTTCGCGGGCTGACGACTTTTTGCCGTGCAGCCCGTCAAGGGTGTCAAGCCAGGCCGTCAGCCCGGCAACCGTCATGCCTTCGATTCGGTCTGGACTGATCCCGAATCGTCCGAGGATGAGGGTGGCGCGTCGGAGGCCTTCGAGTCGCCCGATGGCTGCATCCGCTTTTTTTTAAGCCCCGCCAGCTCCGCATCAATGATGTCCATATCATCGTCGGTCAGGCCATCCAGCAGTATTTCCGGGGTGATCTCACCTTTCGCCAGTGTCCCCAGCGATTCGAACACCTCAGCAATAACAGCCACACGATAATACATACGAGCTGCCGCTGAATCCGGGTCTTCAAACGCTTCACCGGTGGCGGCCAGCGCGTTCACCGTATGCCGGATAACCGGCAGGGTTACGGTGTAATCATAATGGATAGCGTCTCCGACCTGGACGCCATAGAGCAATTTTCCGGAGGCTTTCATCATCCCTGTACCTTACGTAGTGCCTGGACAGTGATATCCCGGCGGGCTTCGTTATCGACGTTGTACTGCTCGCCGGTCTGGGTGGTGAAACAGTCGAGATAACTGTAAAGCGGGTTACCCTCCATATCCATGAGGGTCAGCTTCGCGCCGACCATGGCATCCCAGTCTGGCTGTGCGACATTTTTCGGGAGAACAGCCGTGATGGACAGACTGTATTCTGCAATACCCTTTGAATAGCCTTTAGCACGGCCGGTGCTGTTCATAGTTTTAACCAGCTTGCGGCCGGTGTTCGTCTGAGGGCGAACGTCAGTGACCTCGATTTCCTGTCCATCCACATACAGGACAATCGCGCCCACGTATTCTTCCAGTGCCATTGTTTTGCTCCTTACAAATAGAGATCGATGCGACCGGCGAACACATGTAAGCCGTTCACCACATCAGCCGGGATACGGGCGTTAAGACGGTTAGCATCCTGACTGTCACGTTCAACAATCAGCGCCGCCTTGTTGCTCTCCACCTCTTCGACAATCTCAAGCTCCTCAAGCTTGAGCAGCACATCGTAGAGCTCACTCTCAACGAGTTTTGGAGTACGGGCGGACAGTTTGTCACGCGGGAACCGCAGCGCGATCCGCTCGCGGCAGGCCCTGCGGACATAATCCAGCGTGCGAATGGTGGTCAGGTCCAGCAGCGACACGTCGTCAACACCGGTAGCATTACGGGTGTACGTGGTGACGGCTCGCACAATCTGCACTGTGTCGCCAGCCCCCACCTCGAACGGTGTCAGCCCGTTATGCAGGGCATTTTCCTGCTCAGTGCGCCCGGGACGTGAGGTAATACCGGTCACATCCAGCGCCAGTGTCAGTGTGTTGAGCGGCCGGGCCGGGTCTTCCTCACTGGCAATTCGCGCCCCATACGCGGCAGCGGCTTCTGCTGGCAGCATCACCGAACCGTTGTGCCAGCCGATAGCAATACGACCGCTGTTAATCGCAGAAGCCAGGGTGGTGCCGGTGGCCAGCGTCCCCGTCCAGCCGGCAGCACCCACGGCACCACGCTGTTCCATCGGACCGGAAACAAAGTCGAGGTGGGTGCGCAGGGCCGTCAGTGCCGTCTGGGTGGAGAACGGGCAAATAATGATGTTATGACCGGCCGCCACCACCGCCGCCAGCGCAGGGGCAATGTCCGGGTCAGTGGCTCCGCCAGACAGGGGCGTCACCACGGCCGTCGTACCGGTGGCGGTGGTCTGTGCTTTCAGGCGGATATCATTACCGATGGCACCTTTGTTTTTCGCGGTCAGCGTCAGCACGCCGGCAGCAACGGATGCGGAAACCGGAAGCCCGGGCTGATTATCAATGGCCGTTTTCATGGCTGCCGCAATGACCGTGGCGGTATCTGTCGCACTGACGGCGACATCCACACGGCTATTGCCGACCCAGAGGCTGACCACGCCCTGTGCGCTGGCAGGACCGGTAAGGGTCAGTGTGCCCTCTGCGGCAATGCCGGCGGCGGCGTCGCTGATACCGATGACGGTAAGATCGAGATACGCATACGTGTTGATCGCCGCCGTCACCATCAGATGCGCCACCGAGCCATAACCAAAATAGAGCGCTGCCTCGTCGCTGCTGAACACACTGACCGGGCTGAGCGGAGCCTGACTGCCGCCAGGCAACATGGGGCCCAGAATCAATACCTTCTGGGCATTCGCCGGCAACGTGCTCACCGCCAGACGGGTATTAAACTCAAAATACTGCCCCGGTTTACGGATGCTCGACGGGATACTGTCGAAAGAAATATTCGGGCTGGTCATTTTATTGGGTTCCTTTCGTTGACGTCACGACGTCTTTAACAGGTTCGACTACGTCTGCAACAGACGTTTCTGTCCCTGCGTATGCGTCAACCAGATCGCCTTCAGACAACCTGCGCAGGTAATAGGCACTTGCCGGAACCTCTACCGGTTCCTCCCCGATATAACGGCGGGCGTTATCTTCCCGGGGAACCCGAAGCCCCGCGCGTGCTTTAACTTTCATGGTTAACAATATCCTCAGCTGTGAACGGTGTTTTTCCGTCCAGGAAATACTGCAAATCGGTGCTCAGCCATGCTGGATCATCTTCACTGCTGGCACCGTCATACTCACCAAAAATCCGGTCAGGATGGCCGGGAGGCAGGTCAGCCGGTACCAGCGGAAAACGTCCGTTTTCCAGTGAACAGGAGTCAAACCGGGTATCAAATTCACAGGCAAAAACCGACATGGCCTTTTTTTCGAACCGGGTATTGAACAGCGGTCGCACCTTACCAGGCATCAGAAAATCAATTGGCAGACCCAAATCCTGACGGGCCAGCAGGCGACGAACGGCGTAGATGAGCGCATAAGAGCCAATTTCATTTTTCGCCGCACCGCCGTGGCGGGACGCCTCATCACCGCGCACGCTGCGTGTCCCTGCAATCACGACAAAACGTCCACTATCCCGCCATTTATTACGGGCGGTACTCAGCAGCTCTGTGCCCTGAATACCGCCGAACGTCACCCACAAACCAGGCAGCTGGCGTACCACCTCAGCAGGTTCGCCATCGAGTTCGCCACTGTAGGAGCGCACCTCGCGGACCAGTTCGCCGAGCCCCCGGGTGAGCCTGTCGATAATGGCGGATTCGATTTGCGTGATAATCAAAATGCACCCCCGTTCGTCTCACCGCGCCCGAAAACACGGCCATTTGATGAAAAGCGGGACATGCTACCGCCCTGAGCCACCTGTCCATCCGGCAGGCGGCCAAGTGTGATACGGCCATCAGCCACCCGCTCAAGATAACGAATCGCGTCTTCATAACGTTGCCTGATCTCCTCCGTGTTCTGCGTTTCAGCGCCCGTCATTTCATAACGGGCGATATCACAGCACTTACCCACCAGAATCCCGGGGGTATCGGTCCACGGCAGCGGATAGCGACCGGCAAGATAGCTGTCAATAGTGGCGGAGGCCCGCAAAAGGCCACCGTTCAGCACGTCATCGTCTATCTCGCCGGTGTATTCACGGTCAGTCAGTGCAATACATTCCGTTTCACCGAACTGGCGGACCATATCGTCCCGGGTTGCGTACATGACTGGCTCCGCTTATTTTTTCGCTTTGGACGACGGTTCTTCGCTGTCAGCCGAAGCGTCACCGCCCGGGGCTTTTGCGGTCACTTCGGCGAGGAGGCGATCGCGTTCGGCCGTTATGTCACTGACGGTCTGACTGGCGGCCGCCAGTTTTTCCTGCAGTCCGGCATTGGTCCCAACCAGCTCAGTGATGCGGGCCTGCGCTTTTTCCAGCTCGCTCTGCCCACCACGCAATTGGTTAACGGTTTCTTCCAGCTCAATGATGCGCGAACGGGCATGCAGCACTTCGCTCTGGACATCATCGCTGACGGCGCTGCCCTCATGAACAACCAGCTGAGGTTCGCTTTTCAGGATGGCTATCTGTTCTTCCGTAAAGGAGCCAGCAGGCCAGACTACAGGCGTGTCACTGTGCGCCACACCACAGCGACGAAAACCGTCGCGTTTTGCGGTAATTGTCAGTTCAGTCATTTATGCATCCACCCCGGTTGAGCCATATGCCATCTGCCAGAAGCCATAGCCGCCATTCGAACGGGCTTCGGCACCAAATTTAAATTTCTTGAGCATGAAGACATCGTCGCTGTCGGTATTGGTCTGCTCCACAAACACCGGCTTTTTACGTTCCTGATAGACCAGTGGCTTCACCGGCTTACTGGTATCGAACAGATACCACTCTGTATCTGTGGCCAGACCCGGCCAGACCAGGACTTCCGCTGTACCTTTGTAGGTGTTCGGGGTGTTGTCCGGGAAACGATCAGCCGTCATCAGATAATTCGCGGTATCTTCCAGCGCAGGCGGCACGACAAGGACACGGGGATTGATACGCAGGCTTTCCCCCTCGTTATCTTTGAATCCCCTCATGGCTGTGCGTGCTGCACCGTAAGAGGCCTGTGCGGCAGCAAAGGACGCGGCAGACAGTTTTTTTGTGCCCTTGTTCGAGGCAACACTGTCACCGACAGGATGATCCGTATCGAAGAAATACTGACCGTCATAACAGAGACTGGTAAACCCGAGGCTCATCAGCCGTCCGATAATATCGGCTGGCAACTCTGCAGCTGACTGTCCTGCGCCCTGTGCCTGCTGTGCATAACCCAGCATGGTGTCATCTTCTATGTCGTTACGATCGACTTCGATGGTGGCTTCCCAGTCTTTATTGCGGATGGTGTAGTTGAACGCTTCCAGGGCTTTCACCGCCTTCTCGCCAATCCACTCACGCATTTTCGGAAAGCGTGACAACCAGGCATAGTTCTCTTCTTTGGTGGTAGACGGCACCACCATGGCGATCTTCTGCCAGTCGTTGGGGGTCTGACTGAAAGCGTTCTGGAAGGTCGCCTTAAGACCGATAAAGATGGTTTTCAGGTTTTGCTTGTTCACTAACACGGTTTTTCTCCTTAAATTTCGACCCATACGCCGTCTGAATCGACGGCAATCACCTGACCTGCAACCGGTCGCGCATTGGCGTTGCTGGTTTTAGCCACGGTGACACTGTCGGCGACATAGCAATTTTTACCGACGTCAGCCTGGGTGACGGCATCACCGGACAGGTTCGCCAGCTTCCAGGCCTTACCACGGCGGACATTCACAGATGTTGCCGCAGCGGCACCCGCCGTGTTGTCGGCATATTCGTCAGACACACCCAGGGTTACCTGCGCCGCCACGGACGAAGCCGGAACAGCCAGACCGGCAGCATTGGCTGCCACCATATGGCCGCCATAAATCATCGTGGCCGCAGCCACAGGCACAGCGACGATGTCGCCATTACGCCAGGGAGTATTGCGATCAGGCATTGCCGGATTCCTCTTTAATCGTTGCCGGATCAATGCCCATGATGCTGAGCACGGCCGGGTTCAGTTCTTCATCGGGCTCCTGAGAGCTACGGGATTGCAGTGTTGCTGGTGGTTTACCGCCAGTCTGCTGATGGGTGAGTGCAGCCACGCGGGGCTGTTTACCCAGGTGATCACGCAGTTTTTCCGGATTACTTTTTGCCAGTGCATTTGCCCAGTCTTTTTGTGCCGGCAGAAGACGGCCATCAGAGAGCGCGGCTTCAATCAGCTCGGTGGACTGTTGCAATGTCAGTTGAGCAATCTGTTCTTCACCACTGGCGCGCGCCTGGCTGATAGCGGCATTCATCACTTCCACAGATACCCATTGTGCCGGGTCAGGCGTGGCGACCTGAGCAGTCAGGGCTGCGACATTGCTTTCCAGACCATTGATCCAGGCAATACCGCTGGCTGCGGCCTGACTGTCTGCCGCTTTAATTTTGTTAATGAGCTTTTGCAGTTCGGCGAGAATATCCTCTTCGGTTGCCGACAGCGGGAGACCCAGAAACCAGCGCAGCTGTTCCAGGAGTTCATCCATTGTTGAGTCCTCAGTTGATGTGGCGGCCATGAGCGAAGCGGCTGCAAGCATCGCCTCGTCCATTCCGTCCAGTGCGGGAGTATTGGTCAGGGCCGCGTTAATCAACGTGGTTACCCGACCTTCGGTGTCGTACAGGAAAACAGGAGAAATGAAGCGGTATTCACCCGCCGCAATGGCAGCCGCTGCGGCGTCGGTCCATTCAACATCTACGGCAAAAAGACCTTCGCCCTCGCGCCATTCCAGCTTTCCGAACCAGCCTGATGCCGGTGCCGGAAGACCGTTCTTCGCGCTGCGCAGGGTCTGGTGTTCATAGTCAATGACGTAAGGGGTCTGTTTCGCTTCTGCAGCAGCAATAAGCGAGGCAGCGATACTGCCATCAATGAACCAGCCATTGGGACATTCAGCCGGGCGACCATCACCGGCACGGAAAGTGCCGGCGGGCAGCAACTGGATGACCCCGCGACTTGCGGTGCTGATGGCTTGTGATAGTGACGCGATACGGGTTTTCATACCGCTGACATTACGGGGAGGTCAGCGCCAGAATCAGATGAAGGAGTTCAGTGGGTATATAAAGGAAGAAATGTCCAAATCATGATGGCACTCTGTCATAACAAAGGGCAATACCCGTCATCGTTTTTAAACCCCTTTTAAAAACGCCTGAACGTACCGTAAAGGTGTCATCGCATCGCGCGGAGCTGAAAAACGCACTGTGGGGCGTTACAGTGCGTTTTTGCTTTATGGTAGTCAGTCGTATATCTGGCTGAAAAAATCACCGACTTTCTTTTCCATGCCTTCCACGTCCGATTCCGTGAGATGAAGGAACGGGCGTGCGGGCATGTTGATGGTGTAGGCTGGCAGAGTGTTCCACTCGCTGTAGTTCGACTGGCTCTTTTTAACGAACCGGTTACCCACTGAGCCATCCTTATGCTGTTTATAGTAGGCCTGCTGGCTGCGGGCCGGGATATTGATTTTCCCGCCTGACTGGTGAATACCGGCGTAAATCACGTTTGTCCCCACTGTCGCATTGTCATTATTGCTGTACTGGACAATGCTGGATGCCAGACGCCCCGACCGCTGAAGGATCTGGCCAGGGCCGCGACGTTTGGCATAACGCGGACTCCAGCCCATCCACGTCGGGCGTCCCTGTTGAGCAAAGTTCTCCTGAACGGCATCTTCCATATCGGCCGCCAGCATGCGCATCAGAGGGGCGCGGTGTTCATACTTGCTGATGAGTTCACCGAGCGAACGCTCAAAGTCAGTGACGTCAAATTCGATTTTATAAGCCATTGAGCGCCCCCTCGATAAGCGGCAGTTGTGCCAGTTGTTTCATCGTAGCCGGCGTTATCGCTTCACCCGCGTCCGGCAGTTGCAGAACAAAACCGGTAAGTTCATCGCCCGGAACAGCACGGACCTGATGCAGGTCATCTCCGGCGCGAACGACATACACCAGATCAGGACCATCGGCCATCACCGCGACAGGCTGGCGCAGTTGTGACGGCAGAGTTTCCCACAATGGCCCCGGCGTGGCTTTCACGGCATCGTCGGTCAGGGTCATCACTGCTGATGCCGGTGTCGTGCCGCGCATGGCCAGCGCATCCACGGCTGACGGACTGAGCGCACCGACGTGGCGGAAAGCACCTGCAGGTTCACGTAACAGGGACTGGTTTACGAATTGCCGGATGTCGCTGGTCATCGCGTCAAGCAGCTGCGGCTCGGACAGGGTGTGCTGTACGGCCAGCGCAGCCATTTGTGGCGGCGCGGAGGCGGATTTATCCATCAGACGCTGCCCCAGTCCCGCCAGCCAGCCCTGACCCGGGTTATGACCAAAGCCGGCATCCGGGGTGTAGAGCTGACCGTTGTAACGGAAAGCCTGAACCTCGCGGGTGTCCTTCGGCCCCCAGGCCTGCTGCACGGTTTCCATATTGCCTTCGCTGGACCAGACATCGATATTTTTGCTGTCGATGTCCTGCTGTGTCCGGGCACGAACGCGGCAGCGGCATCCCCATCCATCAGGTGGGTAGGCGAACTGCCAGACCGGGTCATCAAAGCGAGCGGTCAGACCGTTGAGGGCGGCATGTGCGGGCCGGGTGCGCATATCCATGACGGCGATGCGGGTCCAGTACGGCCGATCGCCGGCGTTCGCCATCTGCTCAGCATAACGGCCGGCACCGTAGGCCGACTGCATATTGGTTTCGAAGATGGTTCGCAACCGGCGTGGGGTCAGCTGCTTACCCTCCAGCACGCCATCTTCATCAGCAACCAGTTTCGCCCTGTCCGCCAGCCAGCCTTTCTGGATCAGCGTCGGGGTCAACTGACGGCGGAACTGGTCCAGTGTGAGCCCTTTATCCAGTGCATCCTGCAGGCCGCCACGAATGTCCTGAAGAACGTCCTGACGCAGGACGCCCGCGACCGTAAACGCCGTGGCGTGCGCACGGGCCTCCACGTCATGCCAGTTAAAACTGACGGTATAGCCCTTTGACTGGAAATACTCGATCGCCTTTTCCGGTTTCAGGCCGATGGCAAAACTCAGGTCAACACTGTCAGGCATCCGCGTTCAGTCGCCCCCATACGTCGGCAACAAATATTGCCTGTTCAAGCAGGGTCACCAGCTCACTGTCGTCCAGGTCAGGATAACTGGCAGCGATAATATTCAGGGCCTCATCAGGCGACTGGCCATCCTGCAACGCTGCCACCAGAGGGGCGACCAGCTTTTCCATCGCCGTGGCGATCGCTTCCGGTACCGGACGCCCCTTATCAATCGCGTCCTGCGCCGGGTCTGAAAGTTCGGCTGCCGTGGTGAGTGCAGCGATACGGCGGAAACGCTGGCTGAGCGCAACAGAGGGTTGTGCCGGCGTCTGCACGGGGGGCTGTAATACGGCTTCGTCTTGCTGGGGAACGGGGATGCCGATTTTTTTATGCACCCAGGAGGCCGGGATACTGTTCATGCCGGACTCGACCAGGTTTTTCACGCCAGTGGAAAATGACGCAATGTCCTCAAGATCGCGGGTGTCAAAGACCAGTTTAGGCAGACGCCGGCGGGACACATCGTAGCCGTTGATCCGCAACAGCATATCAATCATGTTGCGAAAGAACCCCTCCAGCTGCCGGGCATCAGCGACAAGAATGTCGTGACGCACATCGTTATGCACATTGCCCAGTGCGTTGGTTGACGTTTTACCGTCGGCCTGGCTGGTCAGGGTTGCCCCCAGAATAACTTTTGATACCGTGCGCTCGCACCAGTCAATCATCGCGACGAACGGATCAGCCTGACCCGACGCGGCCGATTTGAAATCGATGTTTGTCCCCTGAGGAATAATGCCGGCGGCATTATGACCAAGCATGACCAGCGCTTCAAAAAGTGCATCTTTGTCGGCGTCGGTGGCCCCGGACATATAGGTTCCGACCCGTGCCGGCAGGCCATAAATCTCCAGAAATTCCGCCAGATCGCGAACGGCAAAGTTTTTAAACAGGTACGGCCAGACCAGCACGCGATACAAACCCGACTGACCAGTAAAACCTGTTTTGGCCGCATGGCGATGTACCAGCCAGCCGAACGGCCACAACTCTGCACCATCAATACTGCCATCGGAAAGGCGAATCTCATCGCCGCGATCGGGACGGGCCTGGAACCAGCGATGCGGACGCAGATGAGCCCCGGACGGAAGCCAGACATTTTCTTCCAGCGCCCATTCCAGCTCCTGACAACTGAACCCGTGGCCAATCGCATCCGCAGCCTGGAGGATAATATCTTCCAGATTATCCAGGGTGTCGAACCACTCCTGAACCATGGCCGCGATGTTCTTCTCTTCGGCCGTCGCGCCACGACGTGGCTCGATGCTCCAGTCCAGACCGAGCAGCGCATTTTTGCGCTTGGCCATTTCTGAAAAGATGTGACCGTCTTTTTCCACCATATCGTCAAAGAGGTCAGCCTGTGCTGAAAGGTAACCCTGTTCCGCTTCCTGCAGCAGACGCGGCAGCCGGCGAATGGTCAGTCCTCGGGAAGGGTGTTCAGGATAACGGCTGTTGAGCTGAACGAGCCGCGTGGTCTGCGGCTCTTTGGTGACAGCTTTATTAAAAGGGCGACCCCACTGGTCAACTATCTGGCTCATTACCATCCTCCGTTACCGAATTGCGAGCGACCCCGCGACCGGCCTGTCTGTCTGTTATCGTCATCATCATTACGGGCATCGCCGCGACGCGGCACGCTGCGGAAACCGTCGCGGGAGCCAAAGGAGTTACACAGCGCCCACAACATGTGCAGCGCATCGGGACCGTCATCATGGTCTGCTTTGGGAAAGTGGCGTAGCTGTTCTATCAGCGTGGTCTGGCTGGGGTGCAGGCGGATCAGACTGTTGAAAACCCAGGGTTGCAGTGACTCAATACGAAGGATTTTGTCCGCATGTGGCGTGACCGGCATCGCTGGGACTGGAACCCCCAGTTCTGCCGACTGACGTACCAGCTCGGTGCGCAGAAACTCCTGGAACTGGACGGCTTCGACAGACCAGCACAGACAGTTGTAAAGGCGCTGCATCTCGATGGCGTCGCTGATAATGACCGACGGCAGGCGTTTTTTGATGCGGGCTTCCACCACATCCAGGATACCGGTCATGCGGTTAAAGCCACCCACCAGAATCGCAGACGGGTCCCGGCCGTTACCGTTCTTGCCCAGACTCGGGTCAATACTGCCGAAGAAGGACCACTCACTGAGGCGGTTCACCCAGAAGGTAATACAGGTGGCAAAGGGGGCATCGTCACCGCTCACCGGATCATTCTGATATTCGCTGTCAAAAGTGCTGTGACCGTCACGGGCACGGATCAACATCAGGGCATACAGCGGGCGGGCAGACCAGGACACCACCGCGCCGGCTTCCATAGCCTCGCGGTGCTCTTCGTAGAACGCCCGGGCCAGCAGCTCGCCATCTTCCTCGTTGTTACGCAGGATCTCTTCCCACCGCTCCCACAACGTCATGTCAGACGGCCAGGTAATCAGCGCCTTAAAGCGCTTTTTACGCCACAGGGGATTTTTCAGGGTGCGTGACAAAACGCTGTCGTAGTGCAGGATGGTGCCGATGTAGATCACATCAAACTTTGCCCCCGCGCCCCCCAGCGGCAGGACCGTTTTTTTCAGCCAGTTGTCCAGCTTGTCACGCTGGTCAGGATTGCGGACCAGTTCGTCATTCTCGATATCATCAAGGATGGCGAGGTCTGGTCGATACGGGCCATGACGCAGACCACGCAGTTTTTTACCGCTGCCAGCAACCTGCACTTTGATATCTGTGGCCGTCAGGATGGTGCCCATCTGCCAGACCCGGCCCGCACCGCAGGCTTCCGGAAAATCCATCTTAAGGCGGGGATTCCAGCAGAGCTCTGCCTTGATGGCTTCGAGCATCGGATAGGCCTGGTCAATACTGTCCATGATGATGACCGGGTATTTTTTCAGCTCCAGCACGATGTTCCACAGTGTAAAAAGCTGGGTAACGATCGTCGACTTGGCTTCGCCACGTGGCGCGGCGATGGCGTCCTGCTGGCTGACCGTAGAAGTTACAATCTCTGGCAGGCGCTGAAACAGGTATTTGTGCAGTTCCGACTCATCCTTATGTCGGACGTAGTGCGGGAAGTAGTTCTGCACGAAATAACGGAACCCGGAAACCGGGTCACGCACAGCATCACGCCGCGTATTCACGGCATCCTGAGACGGATCAAAACCTACCTGCTCGGCCTCAATAGACCGGCGCAGTGATGAAGCCAGCTCGTTAAGCTGGGCTTCAAACTCCTTTTTATTCAGGCTGATATTCTTTTTTCGTGCCATTTTATTGCTCGTTAAAATTCTTGTTGGCAGCTTCTTTAAATCGAATTTCAGCCTGCATCAGGCAAGCAAGCGCATAACAAAATGCATCACCACCGTACTCAGTCAAAATACAGTGAAGTTCCTTCTGTCTATGGGTTAGTTCGCATTGTTTGCGTGATACATTATCCAGCTCAACAAGGATATTTTGATCGGGAGTAGCCATGCCTTATCTCCATTATTTCAGTGATGTTCATTGTTCTGTTTGTGGTCACAACGCTTCTTTCTCTCTTCTTCATGCAATGAACATGAGAAAATCTGAGATTCATTCAGTTTCTAAAACAACAATGTGGGCAGATGACAACCTCCGATATCGTGGGCTGTTTTGTTGTGGACACTGTCAATCCCCTGTAACTTGTGATTTTTCCTTGATCGACCGTGGCCTTGGAACCCAAGCAAGAAACTTTCTTAACCGCCTCAGTATTGAAATAATCGAACCAGGCAGTCGGTCCACTCAGCAAAGAAGACTTGGTCTTGAAATAAAAATGGATCAAATTGGAACCAACCTCAGAAAGTTTTTTAGCCTCGATGCTTTTCACCCCAAGGGTGAAGATTCGATTCCAGAAAATCTTCCAGCAGATATTCATTCCATGTATGTGGATGACCTTCTTCAGGCAACCAGCTCGCCCAGGCTGACACTTGTCAGTTGTCGGATGATCCTTGAATCTGCTTGCCGGGATAAGCTCGGCACTGATAAAGGAAAACTTGTTGAGCTTATCCAAAAACTCGGAACAGCTCAGGCATTGCCACAGGTCATGCTTGACTGGGCAAATACCATCCGTCAGTTTGGAAATGAAGCAGTGCATGTTTCTGGTTCTCCTACGTCAGAAGAAGCGACCGAGATACGTTCATTCACAATTACATTGCTAGAATTTCTTTATAGTCATCCGGCAAGAATCAGTTCGTTACGTCAAAACACTCACCCTCATTCTTAGTCTCGACACGCCCAATAGCGGCCTCCATGAGGCTGCTTCTTAGCTAAATTCAATGTCGCTTTTTAGCCATAGTGCCTTTGCACCTCATTGCCAAAGGGTTCAAGCACCTGGACGAACGCCTCCATGTGCTTCGGGTAGTGTTCGCTAATGAAGGTGGACAACAACGTCAGTACCTCCATTGCCGTGGCGAGCTGCGACGTCTCCGGCAGAATACGTTTGCTTGACGATACGGCTTTGTTAAAGGCGTCACTGAGGCTGGCCAGCAGCTCAATACGTTTTTCGGGCAGCATCTCAGCATCCACATTGAGCTTTTCGATGGTGTACTGATACTGCACCAGCAGGCCCATCAGAATTGCCCGACCGACATCCTCCATTCCGCCACTGGCCAGTACATTTGCCGCCCTGAGTTTTTCCCAGTCATCCCCGGCATCCTGAGCCTCTTTTTTCCAGCGGGAGGCCGTGGCGAAGCTGACGCCGCATTGCGATGACACAATCTGCAAAGACAGTTGGCTCTGGATATAGAGCCGCCGCAGTTTTTCCCTTGTCTCGGGCGGGTGTGCCATCAGAATCCCTCGAATCTGGCCTTAATCAGGGCGATAGCCGCAGCCACCACCCCACCGGAAAGCGCCCCGGCGATCGCGCCCTGACGTACAACACGGGATTCCATCGTGTCAATCCGTCGCTCGATACGCGTCACGGCGACAGAGATATCCTGCAACTGGGGCCGGATATCTGGTTGTCTGCTGACCTGTAGCTGCTGCAGTGAATGCTGTATGGACAGCAATGGATCGATGTGATGAGCAGACGGCGCTGCGGGTTGTATTGAAATCACACGGCGCTGACGCCGTTTCTGTCTGGCCTTCATGTCCTGTCTGCCTTTTTGTCCAGTTTGTCGAGAATACGGTTAAGGGTGTTCTTGATATCTTTGATGTTGTCGGAAATCAGTGCGTAATCGCGCAGGGCATCATCCCTGCGCTGGTATTCGTCACGGATACGATCGACGTCTTCTTCGAGGTCGCGGATATCTGACTGCAGGCGGCGAATCCATATGCCGCCAAACAGCGTGACGAGACCAAGAAGCAACTGATAAATCTGGTCAGGGGTCATTGCGGCTCCTTTCCATAGAGCTGGCGCAGGGTATTCAGTTTGTTGTGGAGGACCTGGCACCATTCTCCGTACCCGGCGCTGTGGCGGAGGATGCCGGCGGAAGAGAGTCCGCGACCGGTGCCGCTGGCCTCGGCGGAATATCCAGCATTTCCGCTGTTGGCTGCTGACAAATATTGATCGCACTCGGGTCCGGTGGAATAACCGAGGTTCGCGCTGTACAGGCACAGAGCGCGAGGGCCGATACCAGTAAAACTGGCACCATCGCTGAGCGTGAGCAGGAAGATTTTTTCATTGAGTAACCTCTGGGTTCGGGTCAGTTCCTTATTTTTCGCGAGCAACTGGTCAGTAAGCTCATCGGCTTGCCTGCGATACTGCTCAACAAGCACGACCTGCTGCCTGAGCTGCTGTTGATTCTGTTTTTCCCGCTCTGCTTTCTCATCAGCAACGTCGGTTTTGTAGGCATCGAACTGATGTTGCACCTGCGCTGTTTCCGCGTTCGCGGCCCGGATATCTCTCTGCATTTGGCCTGATGTGTACAGGCTGCCGAGCCAGGCCCCGGCACTGAGTATCAGGGCGATAGCGATAATCCACGGCAACAGCGGTTTAATCGCCAACCACAACTTACTGACCATCGGGAGCACCTCCGGCAGGTGGATTTGATGCCTGATCGCGCTTCATGGCCACAAACTTCGAACCGAGGTTATGCCCAGCCCAGGCGAGGATGTAGGCGGTAAACATCCATTCCTGCAACTGCAGGTGCCAGGCATACCAGAAGACAACGATGGTTGTGACCAGAAAGGTGGAAAAGGTCATGGTGTCGGAAGTGCTGAGCCTCCCTGACGGGCTGGTAATGAGGTCTTTCAGAGACATAAAACCCCCACAGCCATCTGAAATCGGCGGGCGCGCTCATCCAGTCCTGCAAGCGCGGGGTTGATTTTCTTTGTCATACCGACGACATCGGAACGGTCGGCACTGCTGTTACAGTCGCGTGACTGCCAGTACCAGGCCGCAGAACGGGCAGCCGTAAGAGGCTCAGTCAGCAGGTCGGGTGTTGACAACAAATCCAGCCCCAGCGCCTTACCACAGTCACGATAAATGTTTTTAAATGTGACCTGAATAAGCCCGCGCCCACGATAACGCCAGCCATCACCCGAGGACTCAGGACCATTACCGCCTTTGTTGGCATAAGCCCGGTTCGCAAGCTTCATCGGCTGGCAGGTGTACTGACCGGCTTCGGCGATTTCTGAGGGCTGGAGGATTTTGTCGTTGTTTAGATCAAACGCTGAGCGGAAGAATCGTGCCACACGGATTGCATCACGGTAGAACAGACTTTCGCTGAGGACAGTAAACCCCTGGCTCTCATGCCCGGTTTGGGCAATAAAGCCGGCCATACGTAACGGCGTATCAATGCCAAATTCACGCATCGCCGTTGTTACGGGTGAAAACCATTTTTGCGCCAGTGCATCTGAAATGCCGGCAGCACGCTGGAACTCATTGAGATTCATGGACTGACACCACAAAAAATAAGGTGATGTCAGTATCGCGAGGGGGATATCAGGAAATCAGGTGAAGGGGTTCAGTGGGAAGGGTTAAAGATCGTTATCAAAACCGCTTTTTTGCAGTTTTCCAAGTTTCCCAAAATACTCGGATGAGGAATACAAAAGCATCGTAGAATCAGTATTGGTGGATACATCATGCTTAATACCAAGCATAACTGTGTCATTATCAAACTTTATCGTCAATTCACCTCCATTTTTCTGCACATTCCTTAGCTCATCGTCTGTAAATGAAGATGATGGTTTTCCATATTTTTGCACTAATGACTCAGCTAGAGCAGTGACATTCTGGCTCTTGTCTACGACGATCGAAAACCTTTCAAATGAACCATCAAGAAAAAAAGCCATTGCGACCGTAGTTAAACCAGAGAATTTAAAATTCTCGCAATAATACGAATCCATCCCTTTAATGGAATTATCTTCATATTTTTTCCATGTGCATAGTTTTGCAGCCTTTAAATCTTTGAATGCAGAACCGAACTTAACGCCTTTATATCCATCAACTGCTGACGACATGGAAGAAAAAGCCAGCAATAAAACTCCCAGAGCAAACCGTCTTGATTTCATTTATTTATCCTTAAAATAGAGTTTCTTGTGTAGAAGTATTGAATTGTTTTTGTTTTGCCAGCAACTGCCACCCGAAACGATCGCTGAATCCGTACTTCGGACACAGAAAAGTCATCGCCATCAGCGAAGACGTACCGCCCTGACGAACTTCGTCGAACTCAACCAGGAAACGACGATTACGCAACTCGCGCAGGGCACGATCACAACGAGGCAGATACAACGCCTCGCCCCCAAAGTTCTTTATGAGTAACTGGGTGTTATGGTCACCAATGGTGTCCCGAAGAAGTGCAGCGCGGTTGGCACCAAGAGCACGAAGGCCTTTACCAACCGGGAAGGTTGTACCACCAAACGCCTTGAGGAGCTGCTCGGTGGCAGGAAAGCCAATCAGGTCAGCAATCTGAATCACTGCCGGGGGCAGAAGCTCTGTTACCTGTTGCAGATTCATTGTTTTTCTCCCGTTTGTTCCGGCGACTGGCGTCAATGGCTAAAGCCTGCATCAGTTTGGTTAACTGCTCAGAGGTTAACCATTCAATGCGTTTAACTTTAAACATATGCTCGCACATTTTCTCGGCATAATTCCATGGACGATTCGCATCTGCAAGCAATGCTCCAATTTTTGCGAGCATGGATTTACGTGAACGGGCTACATTGGGGCGGCGTCCATGCTTCGCAGACTGGCGCGGGAAACCCTGCTCATGCATGTACTCTCTGACGCTCTGCAACTCTTCAAGCGTGCATTTTGTCGAGGACGTTTTACCGTTGCATAAACGTGCCAGTACACTTCGATACGTCACATCATCCCAGCCAAGGTGGGCCTGACCCGCTTTGATGGCCCCGATAAGGCCTCGTTTTGCCGGAGTGGACATATTACCTCCTGTTGATTGTCATTATCGCAGGCACTTAGTGAAGTGCCTGCTGTAATGACTCACGCTATGGGCTCCAGTCTGTTAACTGATATACCGCCTATTTTCCCTTCAACCCTGACAACTAATCGCCCATTATGTAGGTGCCAGGCTGTTGAGCGGGTGACAACATCTTCCCGCTCCGGCATCCCCGGAACGGGGTGGTAGATGAATCTTGCCCCCACCGGATAGCGCCTATTAAAGGCGGCAGCGGTCACGTTACGCAGAAGGTTTTTCATGGTGCCCGGCCTCTGCTGCACGTAATAACCGCTCAACTTCAGCAATAATCAGAGCTCCAGCTTTGACCAATTCAACGATACGATCGCCGTCAGCTGGAGCAACCCAGTCATGTGGAATGATGGCCTGAGCCAGCGTATCGCCATAGCCAGTACTGCTGGCATCCCAGTCCCTTGCAGCCGGAGGGATTGCATAGAATGCCGCCAGTGCAGCAAGTTCGTCGTTGACATGCTCATCGTCATGTTCAAGCGTCCATCCTTTAACCGTTATTTGCCGGATACGCTCTACGGCAATAAGGTTGTACGGTGTTGTGGTTAGCAGGTTACGGCGAGACTTGAGCTCCATGGCCATAGAGACCTCCTGCCAGGTTGGATATACGCCATCAACGCAACCATCAATGATTTCATCCAGTTCGGAATCAGTAAGCGGCTCAATACTTTTCATTATCTTCTTCCTCATTAGCGTCAGTCATCATGAGGCTCAGCGGCCAAAGCAAAAGAGCCAGAATGTATTTCGAACGGTGCAACGGAACTCTGGTGAGACGGCACAATAAACCGGCCCAGCACCACCCCAGATGCAGATACAATACCAGCAGAAGTAAAATCAACGTTGTATTCATCATTTGATACCCCGCAGCTTTTTAAATCGTTCAATGGCTTTCTTCATCTCAGCCTGTTCGCCTTTGTCCCGGATGGCATGGTTACTGGCATCGTAGTATTTAAAGCGGAGCTTAAGAGGCGCTGACATGAGCTCCACCGCCTGGCTGTTATCGCGGAAGAACCAGATACGGCGGCAGCCGTTGTCCTGGAACTGGCAGCCTGACACGCTATGCATGATCCACCTCCGCAGCGGGATTACGTTTACGCAGAACGGCCAGCGATACGCTTACCCAGTCCTGGTACAGAAAAAGCAGACCCAGTTCGCAGGCGCGATCAAACTCTCTGGTTGCGCCTCTGCTTTTCTCCCAGCCATTGAGCAGGAAAACCGCGTCGGCCTGTTCCAGCATGGACAGTGTTATGTGCAGATACTGGTCATGCCGTAGACCATCGGGAAGAATCGCCGGGTTGAGTACGGTGAAGCCTCGCTCTTCGAGAATGCCCGCCTCGGTATTGAACTCACTGCGGTTGAAGTTGTGATACCCGGTCATTGGCCCGGCGATAAATACCACGGGCTTACGCTTTTGTTCGCTCATTGAGTAACTCCCTCAACGCCATTCAAAAAGTGGCAATGATTATTCCAGCGATTCTGCCGGGCACTGGGTTTCGTCTGTTGCGCACCAACAATCACACCGTTTGGGTAAATAACGACACGACGCCGGTTGCTGATGCGAATAGTACGAACACCGCCATTTTTGACTGATACATTCAGCAGGAGACGGACCTTGTGATTATTCACCCTGTACCTCCATAGCGCTGATGACCAGAAACGTGGACATCGCTTTATCAACAAGGCTCACAGTGCGGTACCGCTCAATGCCCCAGATGATGGCGTAACAAATCCAGAGAAAATGGAAGTTGTAGGTGGTGAGACTGTAATTGATGCTTTCAGCCAGCTCATAGGTTTCGATGCTATCCGGCCAGTCTGCGTTACAGAGCGCGTACACAGCCGCATCGGAGTTGTTGAAACCTTCCCCAAGAAGCGAGTCACGGATGCTAAGTGCCTTCTCTATATCGTCGGCATCGCCATCTTCGTCGAGGTTACTGCGCCAGTTGTTCAGGTACTCATTGAGGGCAATGGCGAACCCTTTTTCATTGAACTGGTAGCAGATAGCTTCACGCCCGCCATGCGTACCTGCTTCGACCTTCTCAGACCAGTAGCCAGGATTGATGCCTTCTGCGGTGCCGATCGGGAAAAAGTGGGTGACCATGTCCCACTCTCTGGCAAACGTCCACGTACCCATATCGCCGGTGACAGTGAGATAACCCGGCCATGTGATGATGTCGAAGCGGTAAGAATTGGTGCCCGGAGCCTTGAAAATCAGGTGGCGATAAACGCCTTCATCGTGCTCGATGATGACGTTATGGTGCGCCGTATCGCGCATGAAACGGGACAGCAGTTTTTTATCTTTCATTTTGAGGCTCCGATAAGAGTGGTCTGCGTGGAAGAACCACTCACCGCGTGATGTAGCTGCGCGTTGCGGCCATGGCTATATCCCTGAATTTCTGCATCGTCGGTTCCCCGGGCTTTACCGGGTTTACGAGGCTCCAGGGTTTTCATCCCTTTGCTGAGCTTTCTTTCGCGATACGCTTCAATCAGGGTGGTCTCAGCCTCGGTCACGACAAAATCACTGACCACGGCATAAGCACCGTTGACCCATGCAGAGCAGAACGTATCGGCGCGGGCAATTTTGGTGGCGGGCTTGATGTTTTTACGCATCGTGGCGATGTATTCACGACGGGCTTTAGCAAGCTGTTTTCCCAGCACCTCGAAGGAATACGCCGCAATCTGTGGGCGTTCGTCGGGGCCGTAATAATGGATGGTGCGTTTTGCTGGCTTGTTCCAGTGGTCACTGCCATGGCTGGTGTAGAACTTCACGCCAAACACACGGGCGACCATCTCAGCCAGAAATGCCATGTATTCCGGCATTTTTTCGGCATGGGAGGGGGCCTTCTGGGTAGCGGCTTCGTTGATATTCATAACATCGATGTCGTGCTCATTCAGCTTATGTTCGGACATCAATTTCTGAGCGCGGCTCATTGCCAGTGCGGCTTCTTCGGCGCTGGAGTTATTACGGGCCATTGCCAGTAGTTTTTTAATTCTCTGGAGATACTTCTCTTTATTTTCCATTTTCGGCCTCTTAATTATTTGCAGGTTTTAAATGGGTAATATCAACGCCGCCAGAAACCCCCGTTACCGCGACCACGACCGCACCATGCCCCAGTTCCCAGGCCTCTGTTCGCGTCGTGACGGCCACTCCAGCGCCATCTTTACGGGAGTGGTAGGTAAACGCAGAGCCAGATGAAAACACGGCGTTAAACCGTTCTGCTGTCATCTTCTTAATAAATCCGGACATAGAATCTCCTGAATCAGGCGTAAGCCAGCCCCGGCGGGTTTACGCCATTTTTAAAGTGGTTTTAAAAAACAGTTATTTTCAGTGAGCTGGTTTCAGCGATTTAATATTTGCGAAATAAGGCTCCTGATTAATTTCGACGACAGTGACGGATTTCATGTCGCGGGCAACATCGACAGTTTTGACCAGACGCCCACCACGAAGTAAGGGTGAAGGCTGATATATAAATGCGCTGCCTTTTGCCCAGCGTTCGTTAAACTCCTTCGCTTTCACCTGCCACTCCCCAGCCGCGTCGCGCGGCATTTGCACAGAACTCAATACGGCTCCCGGCCCATTCACGATTCACAACAACGCTGGACAAGAAAAGCGCTTTGCTCCAGATTTCTGCCGCTTTCTGAAACTCACCACGCTTCTCCGCCATCACGGCTTTGAAGGCGTAAGACATAAAGGGGGAAGCCTTACTGCTGGCGGTGCTCTCCTGGACGTAAACAGCCATCTCACACCCCCACGCCAGCGATATCGAGAGCAATCGGACGGTACTCATCGGTATCGCCCACGCGCTCATAAACGCGGATATAGGATTTGCTGCTCACCACCTGGACTGCTTCCCCAATAGCCAGCATCGCCTGCTGCCAGCGTTCGTCTTCGATGTCGTAACGGCGAAGTGCCAGAACACGACCGGTATTAATGTTGCCTTCTTTGTCGGTATCAAAGGCTTCGTTAATCAGCGCTTTCAGTTCCGGGCGGGCATCGGCAGTCCAGTCTGCCAGGCAGGCATCAATCAGAGCTTTAGCTGACTGGATACGCTCGTTAAGCGCGATACGGTCCTGCATGGCCCGCTGGATTTTGAAACGCCCGTCGAAGCTGTAGAGCGTGACATTGCCTTTTTTCCCGCCTTTCATGGCACCGTATTTTTCTGCTGAAAGGTCAATAAATGCCTGAATATCAGCAAAAGCACGGGCTTTCAGTGCCTGGAGAGCGGACGATACCGCGATAGCCTGTTCGACAATTTCACCCACGAGCTCATCACGGTCGCGATCAATCTCTTTGACCAGGCTGACTGGTGTCAGAACGCCACGCGCATCTGTCCAGTAACCCTCTGGTGCGGGCGTGGTGGTGTATTGCTTTGTGATGACTACAGTGTTTTCAGTGGACATTGGATTTCCCCTTTTTGGTTTTAATAAGTGCATTACGAACTTTCTCGTTTACATGGCCAGCAAGGCCATATCCGACAGCTGCTGCAACAGCCCGCAGACGCTCACTGTCATTTTCACCAGGTTCAACGCGGCATTGCACATCGATCCCGCGTTCAACATCGCTGAGGGTGATAATTACTTTTGCCATTGATATGCCTCGTCTAATGAAATAGCTTCGACCTTTGTTGCCGTAGCTCGCTTGAAAAAAGTCCCTTCACAATGCGGGCATGTTGCCAGCGTGTCCCATAAATCGCCTTCCGGTGGCGCCAGTGTTTCAATTTTTTCCCTGCATAATGGGCAAGGAAATGGAAGCAATCTGCCGCCGTCCTTTCTCACTTTTGCGATAAATTCCTGATATTCCTGTTTCATTGCATACCTCCTAATGAATGGATTCAGACCAGACCACACGACAGCCGCTTTCATCCAGATACACCCCCTGTCGAAAACGCCCAAAACGGTCATTACCGGTATGGTCAAAACGGGCCCGGCCCTGTTTTTTAATCTCGTCACACCAGGCATGACGGGCAATACGGATGACCGGTTGTGCATGGCGAAGGGAAACACTTTTCACCTGCACCCCTTTTGCAGAAAGAAACATAATCAACGTTTCTGCCCGTATAAGGGCAGAGATTACGGCTGCATTAGTGATGTTTACGGAAAGACTGACCATCGCTGTGTCCTCAGTTAATGAGCATTTCTGCGAACTTACGGACAGCGCCGGCGCTGACCGCATTACCGCTGATTTCGCTGTGACGACTGACACCGCGAGCCAGCTTAAAAAGTCGACGTGCATTACCGTGTGAACAGCGGAACAGTGCTTCGCAGACGTCGGGACTTTCTGCATCCGGAAGCATGCTGATGGCCATTACACTGATATCTTCCTGGGGCAGCGATTCACCGATGCACAGTGCCAGACCCACACGGCTGTAAAGTTGCTGGTATTCTCCGCGTTTACCCTTGAGGTTGATGATGAGACGCGGCATGCCGGCCAGAACAAGGCCGATACCGGCTTTGTCGTGGATGCGGCGGAGTGTTTCCAGCGCCCGGTATGGCAGGTTCTCTGCTTCATCCACCATCAGCAGGCGGCCTGAATCACGCAGGGCGGCAATACAGGCCTCACTGAGTTCATGCATGTTGCCGCGTTTGCTGAGACCCAGCAGGCCACAGAGTTCCTCCAGCACCACACGTGCGGTATAGCCCGGGTCAGCCTCAATCAGCAGTGCATCACGGTGCTGCGCTGCGTACTCGCGCAAAATCATGGTCTTGCCAAGTCCTGCAGCACCGTAAATGACGTTTATTTCACCGTCCAGATGCGCAAGACGAATGACTTCAAGCCCTTTACGGGACGTGACGGTCGGAACATAACGCGGTGTAATGCGCCGGGATTTTTCTTTCTCGGTTTCGCGTGCAATGAAGCTTCGGGCCAGCTCATCGATGCCGCGAACATCACCAGGATAAATGCCCTTAAGGTACTGACTGATCACAGCCGAGCTCTTACCAAAGGCACGGGCAACCTGTGTCTGGCTGTATCCTTTTTTGTCCATCAGGTCTTTCAGTTCTGTATGTACAGTCATATGTCTCTCACTTACCGGAATTGCCGGTTTTTCTCAGATATTCATCGCGGTCGGTTTCGAGGAAGAAATAGTGTTCTTCTTCGGTAATCCGACTGTACTCAGCCGGTATGTAGCTGGTCAGATCATCAAAACGCTGGCCAGGCAGTACGGAGCGCCCTTCGGCCTCAATCTCCTGACGTTTGTCCTCAACGCGATTCAGGCGGCGCTGGCGACGTTTCTCAACGGCCACATCCATCGCGCTGACCGGAATCGCCGCGCGTTTGTTGCCGTTCCAGATAGCGGTGCAGACATATGACCCGTCCATCCGCCGCACAATGACGGACTGTGGGTCATGAATGTCGAAGGCAACGCGTACTTCTTCGCTGTCGACCTGAATCAGCTCTTCGGAGAAGTAGTCGTTATTAAAGAGACGCAACCAGCCGCGCTGAGCGGTGCGGACCATTTCTGGCATAAAGGCTTCGCGTAATTCGACATCCGTCAGATACTCAATGTCGTCGCCTTCGGTTTCCAGAACGGCGCGGCGGTAAGCAGCCGGGGTCATATGGCGCCCGTTGCGTTTCGGCAGTTCACGGTGCTCATGACTGTTGTTATAGGCTTCAACCTCGACGGCAATCGCGTCAAGCAGCTGCTGCCATGACGGGAGCTTTCCCAGAGCGGCGCGTTGCACCGGCGTCAGTTCCCGGCCATTTTCCTGTGCCTTGACAGCAGACTGAATGGCACGGGAAGTAATTCGCGCATGCTCGCGGTCAGCGCTGTCGCCGCTGAATGTGTCGAATTGCATCGCCACGCGGCGGGGTACACCTTTGTTAAGACGTTCAATGATGCCGCGTGACTGAGGCCGACCAGGAATACTGGTCGGGTGCTCAATGCCCAGACGGCTGAAAATACCGGTCACATCGGCATCAAGTGTTTTGTTGGTTTCACCGCCACCGTTATCGGAATAAACAAACAGCGGCTTACCGAAATGCTTCATTGCAAAGCGATATGCATCGGCAACAGCAATGACGCTCTCGGACAGGGCCAGACTCCAGCCGGTGATAAAGCGGGTACGGCCATCAATAATCAGTGTCAGTTCCGGTGTGAACGGACGACCGTGGTCAGGGTGTGCCACCTTCATTTCCAGTGATTTACCGTCCGCAATCCAGCAGCCATTAACCGGCATCTGTGACCAGTCACGTTTCTGGAAGCATTCATATGCAAGGGCCGCAGAGCCACTGACGCGTCCACGGGCTTTCTCGCGGCGGGGCAATTTCTCCATTGCGCGACGAACGGCATCATAGGAAGGGCATGCCGCCGCCAGTGCAGGTTGATCCGCGTACACAACTAACCACTCGGCCTTAAAGTCGCGATAGGCTTCTCTCAGGAATGGCCCTTTTCGACTGCGCCAGTGGGCGAGGAAGTCCGGGAGCCACTTAATCTGCTCCGGCTTCTTCGCTTTAAGATGACCAGGGGCCAGCATGGCCATGCGCTCAACGCCTGGCTTTGTGGATTCAAAAATGGTCACCCACTCCTGGAGGCTACGGGTACCAACACCAGCACGGCTGGAGCCTTTGCGGGCATTGGCCATCTCAGCAGCCTTAAGCAGATGTGCAGGCAGCGTACCTTTACGGGACTCGATAGATATGTAGTTAACCGCAGCAGTACGGGACATTCCGGCATCGCGCAGTTTCTCCACCTCCATTGCCAGAACAGCACGGGCATCGGCTATCTCTTTCTGCTTCGCTGTCAGGGTAACTACTTCACGCTCAAGAAGAGCCGGGCACTGACGAATCAGAGAAAGTTTACTGTTATCCGATAAACCTTTATTCGAACTGATTTTGGTTTCTTTTGTACTTACCTGTTTAGTTGATAATATTTCTTTGTAATAACGGTTCTTTACTTCTTCCTGAGTCACAATCGGTAACGAATCAATGTGGTATTCAAACGCTTTTGTACCGGTGCGCTTTCTTCTCATTGATGGATTCTTGGATGCAAGATTGTCCAAAAATTTCCGACAACCTCTCTCTGTTGTTGGTACGCCCGCACATCCAGCTAATTCAGATACCGTTGACCACATCACAGCACCTCACAATATCTTGAAGGCCAGATAACAGACGGTTCAACGCCTATTGCAGAAGCGATAATGCGCTCACCCTTAGGGTATTTACGGTCTAAAGCGTTATTGAGAGTGCGCGCATTTAAACCAGCGTTGCGGGATAAACCAGCCAGGGTGGTTCCTTTCTTGCGTAGCTCGGCAATGATGTCAGCACGATGCCAATCACAAGAAGTGATTCCATTTGTTGATGTTTTCTGAGATTCTACTCGTTTATACAT